CTCGACTTGGATCCGGTGCCGGCGTCTCGGCCTCGCTTCGTCAAGCGTGGGAACTGGACTCGTACCTACTACGCTGGGAGGTACAAGGACTTCCTGCAGGAAGACGGGCCGGTGGCGCTCGATGCCGCTCTCCACGGGGAGCCGAGGCGCAGCTCTCTGCCTTTCACTGGTCCGGTTGCGGTGTTTGTGGAGTTCCACTGCCGCCGGCCCAAGTCCACCAAGCTCGATGCCCCGAAGCCTGACATCGACAACTACCTCAAGGCCGTGCTGGATCTGTGCCAGCCCACGGTCCTGAAGGACGACGCGCAGGTGCAGAAGGTGTACGCCTTCAAGCAGTGGGCAGAGGAGGAGCCTTGCATCAAGCTGACGATTCGAGCGTGTTCCTAAGACACGCACCCTGCCCGAGCTGCGGCAGCAAAGACAACCTCGCAGTTTATTCCGACCACTCCTTCTGCTTCGGCTGCGGCCACTACGAAGGAGAAGGCAAGCCCAAGACAGCCATGACAGCCAAGACCAACCTGCTCCAGTGTGAGTACCAGCCGCTGAACAAGCGGCACCTCAGTGAAGAGACATGCCGCAAGTGGGGCTACGGCACCGCTACCTTGAACGGTAGCCCGGTGCAGGTAGCGAACTTCCGGGACATGAACGGGACCGTGGTGGCGCAGAAGGTGCGCTTCCCCTCCAAGAGTTTCACCATCCTTGGGGACAGCCGCGCAGTGCCGCGCCTGCTGTACGGTGCCCACCTCTGGGCTCCGAACCAGAAGATGATCGTGGTGACCGAGGGCGAGCTGGATGCGCTGTCAGTCAGTCAGCTCCAGAGCCTGAAGTGGCCCGTGGTCAGTGTGCCTAACGGTGCCAGCGGTGCGGCCAAGGCCGTGGCAGAGAATGCGGAATACCTTGAGTCCTTCGAGAAGGTGGTGTTCCTGTTCGACATGGACGACCCGGGCCAGCAGGCAGCGCGTGACTGCGCCGAGCTGCTGTCCCCCGGCAAGGCCAGCCTCGCCTCGCTCCCGTTGAAGGATGCGAACGAGATGCTGGTGGCCGGCAGAGGCAGCGAGCTTATCGACGCGATCTGGAGGGCACGGCCCCACCGCCCTGACGGTCTGGTCTACGGGCAGGACTTGTGGGAGAAGCTCAACGAGAAGCAGGACCACAGCGGGCACCCCTACCCTTGGGAAGGGATGAACGAGAAGCTGCACGCTATCCACCCCCGCACCATGGTGGTGCTGACCAGTGGCACCGGCGTGGGCAAGTCCTCGATCTGCCGCGAGCTGGCCTACTACCTGATGATGGCCGGCGAGAAGGTGGGCTACATCGCACTGGAGGAGAGCGTGGATCGCAGCGCCCTCGGCCTGATCGGCGTCCACCTCAACAAGCCGGTCCACCTGCACCATGTCCGGGACACTGTGCCCGAGGAGGAGCTGAAGCAGGCGTTCGACGCCACGCTGGGCACGGGCAATGTGGTGTTCTATGACCACTTCGGCTCGATGGAGAATGACCGGCTCATCTCCAAGATCCGGCAGATGGCAGCGTGCGGAGTGACCACCGTGTTCCTCGACCACCTGTCTATCGTGGTGTCAGCACTGGAAGGTGGGGACGAGCGGCGCAGAATCGACAGTGCCTGCACCAAGCTGCGCCAGCTCGTCGAGGAGAAGGGCATCACTCTGTTCCTTGTCAGCCACCTGCGGCGTGGTGAGGGACGCGCACTGGAAGAGGGAGGACAGACCAGCCTCAACCTGCTGCGCGGTAGCTCCGCCATCGGCCAGCTTGCTGATGTGGTGGTGGGACTGGAGCGGGACCAGCAGGGAGACAACCCCAACCTGACCACGGTGCGCGTACTGAAGAACAGGTATTCCGGTGACACCGGGGTTGCTGCGTTCCTGAACTACAACAAGGACACTGGTCGGTTGCTGGAGTCCGACTTCGTCCCCGAGACTGAGGAGGAAACCATTGAGTTCTGAGCTGATCTTCGACATCGAGACGACCGGCATCGACGACTTCCTGACGCTGGACGGACTGACTGCCATCCACTGCATCGGTGTCTCTGACCCTGAGGGCAAGCAGCAGGTGCTGTATGGTCCGGGAGAGATCGAGCGTGGGCTGGAAGTTCTGTCTAGTGCGGATGTCCTGATCGGGCACAACATCCTGGGCTTCGACATCCCGGCCATCACCAAGCTGTACCCGGACTGGGAACACGGCGAGCTGTACGACACGCTGGTGCTGTCCCGTCTGGTTCACCCCGACCTGTCTAACGACGACTGGGCTAAGGGGGAGAGCGGCATCCCTAAGAACCTGCGGGGCCTGCACTCACTGGAGGCGTGGGGCTACAGGCTTGGGTGCCACAAGGGTGAGTACGGGAAGCAGAACAACTGGGACAAGTTCACCCCCGAGATGGGTGACTACTGCGTGCAGGATGTCGAGGTCACCCGCAAGCTGTACGAGTATTTGTCCCACCCGACTCGGTGCCCTGACGCGCGGGCGTCCGATGTCGAGCATGAGTTCGCTCAGGTGTTGCAGGACCAGATGCGTGCCGGCATCCCGTTCGACCACGACAGTGCGGTCGAGCTGTACGCCAAGCTGGTGAGCCGCAAGAGTTTATTGGAGGGTGAGCTGCGGGAGGCGTTCCCTCCCGTGGTGACTCCGATGAAGGCGGTGGAATACTATGTGGCCCCGGACGGCACGCGCTACCGCACCAAGTCCGAGGCTCCTAGTAAGGTGCGCTCGTCGCTGATCGTCGGGGCTCGCAAGAAGAAGGTGACTCCGTTCAACCCGGGCAGCCGGTCGATGATCGCGGCCAACTTGCAGGACAAGTACGGCTGGGACCCTAAGGAGTACACCGCCGATGGGCGTCCCAAGGTGGACGAGTCCACGCTGAAGGGACTGGACTACCCCGAGGTCGAGCTGCTGCGCGAGTACCTCATGCTGACCAAGAGGCTGGGCCAACTGGCGGAGGGGCGCGAGGCGTACCTGAAGCTGGAGAAGGGAGGCAGGCTGTACGGCAAGGTCAACCACTACGGCACGGTGACGGGGCGCTGCACCCACAGCCGGCCCAACCTGGGTCAGGTGCCCAGTGTCCGGGCTCCGTTCGGTAAGGAGTTCCGCTCCATGTTCCACGCGCCTCCGGGGTGGAAGATGGTGGGCTGTGACGCCAGCCAGCTTGAGCTGCGGTGCCTCGCCCACTACATGGACGACCCGGACTACACCCGGGAGCTGTTGTCGGGTGACATCCACACCCGCAACCAGCACGCCGCCGGCCTGCCGACCCGGGACCTCGCCAAGGTGTTCGCCTATGCCGTGTGCTACGGAGCGGGTGCCGGCAAGCTGGGCCAGATCGTAGGGAAGGGCAGCACCGAGGGAGCCCGCATGAAGAAGCGGTTCCTCCGCAATGTGCCCTCGCTTGGCCGGCTGATCGAGCGAGTGCAGAAGGCTTCGGATCGTGGCTACCTCATCGGCCTGCTGGGTCAGAGGCTGCCTGTGCGCTCTCCTCACAAGGCGCTGAACACGCTGCTGCAAGGAGCCGGCGCAAGCATCATGAAGGTGGCGACCATCAACATGGCGAAGCGCCTTGCCAAGCTGGGCGACGATGTGCAGCAGGTGGCGCATGTCCACGACGAGGTGCAGTTCCTTGTCAAGGAGGAGCATGCTGAGTGGGTGGCGGAGCAGTGCGTGCTTGCCATCCGGGACACAACGAAAGACCTGAACCTGCGCTGCCCGATGGACGGCGAGGCAAGGGTGGGCAACAACTGGAGTGAAACACACTGATGACTAGACGAGCATTCATCGACGCGGACATGCCCCTGTACTCCATCGCCTTCTCGGTCGAGGAGCCGGTGGACTGGGGGGACGATATGTGGACCCTGCACGCAGACCTTGGGCAGGCGCGTGACCTGTTCACCCTGTGGGTGGAGAAGGTCAAGGAGGACCTGAAGGCCAAGGAGATGGTCCTCTGCCTGTCCGACCGTGCCAACTGGAGGAAGGAGCTGGACCCCGAGTACAAGGCCAACCGCGCCAAGACTCGCAAGCCTGTGATCTTCCGCCCTCTGCGTGACTGGGTCATCACGCGCTACAAGGCGATGATCGTCCCGACCCTGGAGGCCGACGACCTGCTGGGTATCCACGCCACCAAGACCAGTGTCATGGTCAGCGGGGACAAGGACCTTCGCACTGTGCCGGGGTTGCACTACAACCCCGACCGTTCCGACGAAGGGGTGGTGCATGTCAGCCCGGAGGAGGCGCACTACAACCACATGGTGCAGACGCTGACCGGGGACACGGTGGATAACTACAAGGGCTGCCCGGGTGTCGGGAAGAAGACTGCCGAGAAGCTGCTCGACGGCGTGGCCCCCGAGGACTACTGGTCCACCGTGGTGGCGCGGTTCGAGAAGGCCGGCGAGACTGCCGAGTTCGCTCTGCTGCAAGCGCGGCTCGCCTTCATCCTGACCAAGCCCTACTACAAGCGGAAGGAGGTGGTCCTGTGGACGCCGTGAATCACCCCGCCCACTACCGGCAGGGAGACATCGAGGCCATCGACGCCATCCGAGCCTCGATGCCCCCGACTGAGTTCGAGGGGTATTGCAAGGGACAGGTATTGAAGTACCTGTGGCGTTACCGCTATAAGGGTAAACCCCTAGAAGACCTGAAGAAAGCCGAGTGGTATCTTCAACTCCTCATCCGAGTGCAGACAGATGACTGACTACGAGAAGCAACTTCCCCCTCTGGATGCCACTGTGATCCAGGCTCTTGACGAACTGTTCCCGGTGCGCTACCCACCGCTCGACGCTCCCATTCGTGATATGTACTATGTCATGGGGCAGCGTTCCGTTGTGGAGTTTCTGATCGAGAAGCTGAAGCAGCAGGAAGAACGCGCCCTCGAAGGCGAATGAAAAAGGTCCTCATCAGTGCAGCAGTTATTCTCCCTCTGGCAGCGTCTTGTTCGCTGCTGGAGGATCTGTCCCAGGGCACGCTTAGTGATACCGAAGCTCAGGAGCTGCTGGTGTTCCAAGAGAACATCGCCGTCCTTGAGAAGCAGGTGGCAACGCTAGAGCAGCAGGCCCGGGACGCCGCCGCCGTCGCAGTCGAGGAAGCCAAGGACGGCAACCTCGCTGCGATGGGGGCGCAGGTCGAGTACATGCTCGACATCCAAGAGGCTCACGAAGCCACGGTTACGAAGTATGTGGCCGAGGTTGCGAAGGAGCGGAAGATGATGGACGAGGCGTTCAGCCGCGCTACCTCTG